ACCATCTGCCGCGGAACCAGTCAGATTGTTAAACCCTGAGCTGCCAGAGGAACCCGACATCAGGCTATCAAACCCGCCACCAGCCCAGGCTGATACCAATCCGGAAACCACTGTCGAACCGAAACTCAACCACTTGTTGCCTGATCCGGAAGCATTTGCCCCCAACATGGCGAACGCAGCGGAGAGTGCGCCAGTAACAGAGCTGAGATTCTGCATTGAGAAGATGGAGGTCTTCACTGCTTTAGTTTCAGCGTCTTTGGCCTCGGTGCTACTGAACAGCCCCGACACCCAACTCCCAATCGCGTTGGTTGCCGTACCGATAGCGCTGGTCGTTTGCTGAGTCGTCTGACCCAATCCGGACACAGAACTGGAGGTCTCTTTCGTCGCTTCACCTACTGACTTGTCACCGTTGACCGCATTCATACGGACGCCCTGATTGGCAACCGCTGACGCGACACCAGAAAGCAGATTGCCGCTCTGAGAGCTGCCAGCTGCCGTCGTTCCCATCCCCAGCATGTTCATGAGAGGCAGGGTGATCTGCGTCTTCACAACCATGTTGGTGATGTCGCGGAGAATGGATTCTGCCAGGCTGGAGAAGTCCATTTTCCCCTTCATGACGAAGTCGGTGAGCGTATCGGTAAGACTGCTGAACAGATTGCTCCAGCTATTTTCCAGTTGCTCGGCCAGATTTTCATACTCAAGCGCCAGCTTCTGGGTGGCCGTGCCGGTCTCTTTGATGAGCGCGGTATTGCCAGCGGCAACAAGCTGATTGATCTGCTTGGTGTACAGCGCCACAATTTTCGGATCAGATGCCTGGTCACGCAGATCCATCAACGCTTTCAGGTTACGGTTGTAGGTGTCGTTGAAATCGGCCACCTTCTCTTCACGAGACGGCTTGTAACCCGCGCTAATGATGGAATCGGATTCCGGCGCCCAGGTGGAGATCATCTGCTCGACGTTGCGGCGGTTGAACATCTCGCGGTAGTCGTCGCTCGCGTTAGCCAGATCAGCAAGGCGTGACTTGGCTTTGTCGATCATCTCCTGAGTGATGAACTCATTCGGTACGGCGTTGGCCAGGTCGGTCAGCGATTTGGTGGTGTCGCGGAGTGACTGATCAAACGACACGGTCGCTTTTGAGCTTTCACCCATCTGCCCCATAAGCTGATCGGCTTTATCTAGGGCTTTCTGGTAGCCGGCCGCCAGCTTACGCTGCGCATTTTCTTCCTTCCTCGCGGCACGCTGAGAAGCATTGGCAGTACGCTGCCCGGCTTTTTCTGCTGCTGCGGCATCCTGCTCACGCGCTTTGGTCAGTGCGGCGATCGCGGCAGCACGTTCCTCGTCGCTCATTTTCTCCAGAGAGCTGGCGCTGGAGGCTTTCTGCAGGTTCAACTGGGTTTTGAGCTGTTTCGGCCCGATGATCGGCTTGCCTTCGAAGTCCAGCATCGCCGTACCGTCTGGCAGTGTGCGCTGGTAGGTCGCGGAGTCCATCTGGTTTCGCATGAACTGCGCCAGCGCTTTCTGCGACGCCTTATCGTTTGTTCCCAGACCCAAAACGGTGCCCTGGTTGGACATGACGCCTTTACCGGTTTTCGACGCGCTGTCGCGCTCAAACTCGGCCTGCGTCAGCTCCTGAGCAACAGCTTCCAGATGCTCCTGATAGCCACGAATGCTGCCTTCCAGCTTCTGGATTTGCTCGGTATTCCCCTCCTTCTTCGCTTTCTCAAGCAGATCGCTGTAATGGGCAATCTCCTTTTCTGTCGCCGTCTTACGCTTAGAAAGCGCCTCCACCAGATTTTGCGCTGGCTTCAGGTAGGAGTTGTTTACCGTCTCACGGAGCGGCGCGAGCAGTTTGTTTTTCTCGTCATCGGACAGCGATTTGTCGTCAGTGATTTTCTGGATCTTCTCCAGTGCTTCCTGACGCGCTTTCACAAACGAAGCTGAGAAAACCTGGTTGTCGGCGCGGATTTTCTCAATCTGCGTTTCGGCAGCTTCTTTAGCCAGCCGCTTGGCGACCGCCGCATCCCCCATCGAGATGGCTCCGCCCAGACGCTCGCGTTCGGCGAGCAGGTCTTTAAGCTCGGACTCCACCTTCTGCCGATCTACTTTGACGGTGGTGCCAGCCATACCGGGGCCATAAATCACCTTTTCGCCAGAGTTGAGTTCCTGCTGCTTCTGGGAAATCTGACGATCGAGGCGCTCTTTGTACTCAACCATCTGCGCGCGCTTGGCGGCCGTCATCGCTTCCGGGATTTTGCGGATCTCGTCAACGACTTTGGACGTCTCGCTGCGGAGCATGGTCATGTACGTTATCAGCCCAGCGATGGCGACAGTGGCCACGGTAAACGCTGCGCCAATCGGGTTTGCTGCCATGAACGCAGTCAGACCAGCAAACGCCCCCTGAAGCCCCGCTATCGCGCCTCGAATAGAGAAGATCAGCGATGGTATCGGCCCCAGCCCCATCCGCGCAGCGCGATTAAAACGCGTCACTGCGGTCGCACCCATGTTGAACGGCGCCTGTATCGCGGTGGACATCTTCGCAAACGCATTGACCATCTCGCCCGCAGTGCCAACCACACCCATGATGCCAGCGCGCATTATTTTAAACGCCACCATTGCTGCGACCGCTTCGCCCAGGCTGATGACTAACTCCTGATTTCTTGCCAGCCACTGCGCCAGATCACGTAGCGAGTCAATTGCTGAGTTGAGACCGGAGCCAAGAGAGTTAGCGAACGAAATGCCCTCTGCGCTGTTCATGATGGACGCCAGCTCTTTCATCCCTTTGGAGAGAGAATCGAGATAGCCCGCCTGACCGACGCGATCCGCAAAGAGCGTGAAGGAGGTTTGCAGCTGTGCCAGCGCACCGGTATAGGGTTGCATCATGTCTTTGGCTGCATTCTGGTTTTCAGCACGCAGACCAACGAACATCAACGAAAGCGCCTGTTTCGCCTCGACCGTACCGCTCGCAACCGCTTTGGTCAGCTCGCCCATCGTGATACCGGCAGCATCCGCCATTGCTTGCATCGCGTTTGGCACAGCTTCACCTAATTGCTGGCGCAGCTCTTCCATCGACACGACGCCCTTACCAGACATCTGTTGTACAGCCACTGCCGCGCGCTTAAGCAGCACACTGTCACCACCGAAGCGGGCGACAGAGTCCACCAATGACTTCATAGAGCCATCAGTCGGATCGAGACCAGCGGAACGGAATTTCACGAAAGCATCTGTTAATGCCTCCATCGCGAATGGCGCGTTTTGAGCCATACCCACGATGTACTGCATGTCATCTGCGGCTGCTTTGCCAGGGTTGGCCTTGTCCTTGTTCAGCCCGCGCAACATGACGCGCATACGCTCCATTTCGGAGGCAGCTTCAACGATTGGCTTCTGCCAGCCGAACAGGATGTCAGTTACCGTTCTTGCCGCATCACCAATCTCGCCCAGCAGGAAAATATTGCCGCGCAGACCAGAGAACACGCCATTTTCAGCACCGCGCCCGCCGTGGCTATAGGAACCGCTGTGTCGACCGCCACCGCCATTACCACCGCCCTCACCGTAGCCGCTGGTGCGCACACGCACCGGCTTGCTGATCAGCTGCTGGCGGCCAATCACCGCATCCATCTGATCGCGGACTTTCTTCAGCCCCTCGGCAGCCTGGCTCGTTGTGACGCCCCAATTGCTGAGACGCTTCGTCGTGGTGTTAAGGCGCGTATTCATGCCACTCACGGATGCAGAGGCTTCTTTTACCTCCGTACCGAAGCGGCTGGCGCTCTTACCAGCGAACGTTGCCCAATCGGAAAACTCGTTGAGTTCAGACTGAACCTTGCGCAGCGATGTGGTGAGTTTATTAACGGATGAGGTGGTTGTGTCGACGCGCTCAATCAGAGTTTTGAGACCTGAGTTGAGGCTGGTAATGTTGCCTCGCGTCTTGCGCGAAACATCAGACACAAGCTCGAAGCCGGCAGCTACATCCTGTAGTTTGTCTGCCGTGGCATCGAGCTTGGACTCCAGAACGCCGATGATGCGGGATACCGAACCCAACGAGCGTTCCAGATTGTTAATTTTCTGAGCGGGCTTTGTGGCCTGCTCCCCGAATCTGGTAAGTAGCTTACCCGCCCGGTCGATTGACGCTGTAAACTGCTTGTCTTCCAGCGACAGGATAAACTCTACGTTTTGTGACATTCCCTTGTCATCCTCTGCCAAAAATTTGCATCAGTTGCTCTTTGGCGTCAGGGTCTGCCTTATCCTTGCGTGGATCGTAGACTTTATCGGTTACGACTGGTCTTCCAATCCTGAGTTGCAAACCCTCCATGAACGCCTTCACGCCCTCGCCATCTGCCTGGGCAGCGCGAGCGACTTGCAGGTTGGGGACATCCTCTTCCGCGCGCAGACGGTCGATGTTGCGACTGAGCATCCAGAACATCGTTAGAGGGACGCCCAGCAGCTCTAATGGCGACACGGCGTAGTGAGCAACTACACGACTGAAATAGAATCCGAGATCTATCGATACGGTCTTTACCCCGGATTCATCGCGGGAAATTACTTTGCCCCTTCACCAGCCGCTTTTTCGCTCTCTTCATCAATCACTTCCATAGCGAAGGTGAAGATCTGCTGGAGCTGCGGAACAGTCAGTTTTTCCAGTACAGCGTCCGGCACGGATGGGATGACCTTGCGAACCAAGTCGGCGTAAGCAGTTACCTGCTCAACAGGCGACATGTTCTGGAGGTCTTTGCCTTCCATCTGCTTGATGGAGACAAACAGGCCAACAGTCATTTCAACGATGGGGTATTCCTGACCGCCGAACTTGATGCTTTTCTAAGGAGGCAGAATGGAGTCGAGATAGAGTAATTTGGTCATTGGTTAAAGACCTTA